GCAACGTTTGAAGAAGGTATTAAGAAGATGAGAAGACTTCTAATGGATGAACCATTGAGTGTCGTATCAACAGCCTTGACAAATTCTTCATCAACTTTGAATATCAGAGTTATATAAGATGGCAGATCGTATAAATTCTTTTAAGGTTGTTTCTATTGGTGGCCTTAATACAAACAAGGATGTGTTAACACAGGGTGAAATTGAGCCCGGTGCTGCTTATTCTTTAATCAATTATGAGCCCTCCACTAGTGGTGGCTATCGCCGTCTTAGCGGCTACTCCAACGACTATGGCACTGTACCGGGCGCTGGCTCTGTGCTTGGTGTGATGGTGGTTGAGTTCATTAACGATGGTGTGTTTGCCTGTCGTAAAGCAGCGCCTGAATCTGGTACAGCTTACTTTCACAAGTGGGTAAACTCAACATCATCTTGGACAGCTATTACCACTCCTGTTGATGTGACAATGGTAGGTGTTAAGAAGGTAAGATTTATTAAGTATAACTGGTTTGGTGATAAGATATTACTAACTGATGGTATCAATCCTGCTGCTGTATATGATGGTACAACTTACACACAAGTAACACATGCTAATGCTCCATCTGCTCCTAAGTATGCTGCTGCCTACAATAGTCACATCTTCTTAGCTGGTGATCCTTCAGAGCCTTCTAACCTCTACTTCTCTTCTCCACTAAATGACTTAGACTATAATCCAGCTAACGGAGCTGGTGTAATTAACGTAGGCTTTGATATTGTACAAGTTAAGCAATTCCGAAATGTATTATACATATTTGGTAAGAGTTCTATCAAAAGTCTAACAGGCACAAACATTGCAGACTTTAATGTTTCTGAAGTGACTACTAATTTAGGTTGTGTTGTTCCTGATAGTGTTATTGAGATAGGTGGTAACTTATTGTTTCTTGGGCCAGATGGTTTTAGACCTATAGCAGGTACATCTAACATAGGCGATGTGCAGCTTGAAACAGTTTCTAAGAGTATTCAATTTACAATTAATGCCATCTTACAAGAACTTATTGCTGAAGACATTGATGTTGAAACCTTAAGCAGTGTTGTTGTTCGTAAGAAATCACAGTTTCGTTTCTTCATTCCTAATGAGGGAAGCTTTGGCATCTTAGGTGGCCTTAGAGAAAACGGTGGCTCTATTGGTTTTGAGTTTAGTCAGATATTTGGTATTCCAGCAACATGCGCTGCTAGTGGATACGTAGGTACTAACGAGATTGTTCTACATGGTGATGCTACAGGTAAGGTTCATTTACAAGAAAGTGGAACATCATTTGATGGAGATGAAATATTATCTGTCTATCAAACTCCCTACTTCTACTTTGAAGACCCTACCGTTCGTAAGAATTTCTACAACGTCACCACCTTCCTACGTAGTGAAGGCGCTAGCACAATTGCTTTAGCAGCTTCATACGACTTTGATGACTCAGTTAATGTGTTTAATCCTTCTAACTATGATATAACAACAGAAGGTGCAGCAGCTTATTATAACGAGGCTGTATATGATGCTAATGCTATTTATAATGGTAATCCTTCACCAGTAGAGAAAACGGCTATTTCTGGTTCAGGTTTTTCCATCGCTTTCAAATACGTGACTAACGATACCAATGCTAGTCATACTATTCAGGGCTTAGTCCTGAACTACGCAACTAATGATAGGAGATAACCTTGGCTGGATATGTAAGACAATCTGCTGCTGACATCGTACCAACCGCTGTTGTACGTGCAGCACCAATAAATAATGAACTGAACGCTCTTCGTGATGCATTCGTACACGCTACAGGTCACAAGCATGATGGAACTGCTGCTGAAGGACACTTTGTTCCTGTCGTAGCTGACTTCGATGGTAAGAACAAAATTGCTGTAGACACTACTAACAACCGCCACGGTGTGTTTGTTGAAGTGGGTGGCACATCTACTGAGCAACTGCGCTTTCAAGACGGTGCCATTGTTCCTGTCACAGACAATGACATAGACTTAGGCACAGCCTCCTTAGAGTTTAAAGACTTATACATTGATGGTACAGCTAACATCGACAGCCTTGTTGCTGACACTGCTGACATCAACGCAGGTACAATTGATAACACTGTCATCGGTGCGTCAACTGCTGTTGCTGCCACTGTTACTGCACTAACCGCTACAGGCAACGCTGCCATAGGCGGCACTCTTGCGGTCACTGGTAACACTTCCTTGAATGGCAACGTTGCTGTTGGTGATGCTACCAGCGACACAGTTTCTGTTGCTGCTCGTATCACCACTGGCCTCATTCCTAACAATGACAATGCTTTCGACTTAGGCAGTGCAGCATTGGAATGGAAAGACTTGTTCATTGATGGCACAGCCAACGTAGACAGTTTGCAGGTGGACGAGAACGCCATTGTTACAGGTAACACCAACATCGGTGGCACTCTAGCTGTTACAGGACAAGCTACACTTGCTAACATCAATGCCACAGGCGGTGTCATCAACAACACAGTTATTGGTGGTTCTACACCTGTTGCCATCACTGGTACAACTGTCACAGCCAACACAGGCTTTGTAGGCAATGTTACAGGTAATGTCACAGGCAACCTAACAGGTAATGTCACAGCTTCTAGCGGTGGCTCCACCTTCAACAACGTTACAGTTAATGGCACCATTGATGTGACCAACACTGTCATTGCTAACGTTGCGTCCCCTGTGTTGAACACTGATGCTGCAACGAAGGGCTATGTTGACACAACCGTCAATGCTTTGATTGATGCTGCACCGGGCACTCTTGATACATTGAATGAGCTTGCTGCTGCTCTTGGTGATGATCCAAACTTTGCAACAACCGTTACAACTCAGTTGGCTGGTAAGCTTAGCTTAACTGGTGGCACGATGACAGGTGCCATTGCTATGAGTAGCAACAAGATTACAGGGTTGGGTACACCTACTACTGGTACAGACGCTGTCACTAAAGCCTACACCGATACATTGTTTGGTGACACAGCAGATGCTGCTGACAGTGCTGCTGCTGCCGCTGCCTCAGCCGCTGCTGCTGAAGACAGTTATGACAGCTTTGATGATCGTTATCTTGGAGCTAAAAGTTCATCTCCTACGCTGGACAATGACGGCAACGCTCTGCTAACAGGCGCTCTCTATTTCGACACCACGTCCGAGAAGATGAAGGTGTACACAGGCACATTGTGGGCTGATGCTGGCTCTGCTGTTAATGGCACTGCTGAACGCTTTGTCTACACAGCTACAGCTTCACAGACCACTTTTGATCTTACATATGATGTAGGCTTTGTAGATGTCTATTTGAACGGTGTTAAACAAGTTGCTGGTACAGACTTCACAGCCTCTAGCGGTGTTAACATTGTGCTGACTGTTGGCGCTACAGCAGGCGACATTGTTGACATTGTTGCTTACGGTGCTTTTAGTGTTGCAAATACATATACTAAAGCAGAAGCTGATTCTTTATTCAAAACAAATCTTGATGGCGGTGCTCCAGATTCTGTTTATTTAACTGCACAAAATTACAACGGAGGTAATCCTTAATGGCTAGTATTATTCAATTACGTGGTGGCACTGCTGCTGCATGGACTTCAGCAAATCCTATCCTTGCTCAGAATGAATTTGGTGTCGAGACTGATACCAATAGGATGAAGCGTGGTGATGGCGCTACTGCTTGGACTAGTCTGGCTTACTTTGAGACTGGTGAGGTTACTTTATCAGGAGCGCAGACGTTCACTAATAAGGTTATTACATACGCAGACAATACACTAACTGGTGTCCTACCTACGTCTGCAATTGGCTCAACAGTACAAGCCTACGATGCTGACACCGCAAAACTAGATGTAGCGCAGACGTTCACTGCCGCACAGACCATGACTGCCTTGAAAGAAACCAAGGTGGCAATGGGTGCTCACAACATCGACCTGTCTGCTGGCAACTACTTCACCTACACCCTATCTGGCGCACAAACACTGACAGTCAGCAATGTAGCCTCTAGCGGTTCTGTAAGCGCCTTTGTGCTTGAGGTGACCAACGGTGGCTCTGCGGCTTTGACGTTCTTCTCAGGCGTGACATGGGCGGCGGCAACACCTCCCACTTTAACAGCCGCTGGTGTTGACACACTGGCATTCTTTACAACAGACGGCGGGACTACGTGGCGTGGTTTTGTCCTCGGATTGGGGATGGCGTAATGGCAGTAAGAGACGTAGTACAAGCCGCTGCTGGTAATGCTGGCGCTGACAGCTATTGGATTTCTTTGTTAGGCGGTAGCGGGGCTGATTTTGGCAACGCTGTAGCGATTGACTCATCAGACAACATCATTGTTTGTGGGTACACAGGTTCTGACGGTGCTGGTGTTAATGATGTTTTAATTGCAAAATACAATTCTTCTGGTGTATTTCAATGGGATAGAACATTAGGCGGTAGCGGGAATGACTATGGCAACGCAGTAGCGATTGACTCATCAGACAACATCATTGTTTGTGGGCGTACAGATTCTGACGGTGCTGGCGGCATTGATTTTTTAATTGCAAAATACAATTCTTCTGGTGTACTTCAATGGGATAGAACATTAGGCGGTAGCGGGGATGATAGAGGCAACGCAGTAGCGATTGACTCATCAGACAACATCATTGTTTGTGGGTACACAGGTTCTGACGGTGCTGGTCTTTCTGATTTTTTAATTGCAAAATACAATTCTTCTGGTGTACTTCAATGGGATAGAACATTAGGCGGTAGCGGGAGTGACTTGGGCAACGCAGTAGCAATTGACTCATCAGACAACATCATTGTTTGTGGGTCGACAGATTCTGACGGTGCTGGTCTTTCTGATTTTTTAATTGCAAAATACAATTCTTCTGGTGTACTTCAATGGGATAGAACATTAGGCGGTAGCGGGACTGATGTTGGCAGCGCTGTAGCGATTGACTCATCAGACAACATCATTGTTTGTGGGCGTACAAATTCTGACGGTGCTGGTGTTAATGATGTTTTAATTGCAAAATACAATTCTTCTGGTGTACTTCAATGGGATAGAACATTAGGCGGTAGCGGGACTGACTATGGCAACGCAGTAGCGATTGACTCATCAGACAACATCATTGTTTGTGGGCGTACAGATTCTGACGGTGCTGGCGGCATTGATTTTTTAATTGCAAAATACAATTCTTCTGGTGTACTTCAATGGGATAGAACATTAGGCGGTAGCGGGAGTGACTTGGGCAACGCAGTAGCGATTGACTCATCAGACAACATCATTGTTTGTGGGCGTACAAATTCTGACGGTGCTGGCGATATTGATGTTTTAATTGCAAAATTACCACCAGACGGATCACTGACAGGAACCTACGGCAGCTTTGTCTACCAAGACGCGGTGCTAACAGATGAAGAAGCTGTCTTAACAGACGAAGCAGCCGTGTTAACAGATGCAGAAGCTGTCTTAACAGATGCAGAAGCTGTCTTAACAGATGCGGCAGCAGTGCTCACAGAAGAGCTAATACCAATAGAACCATAAGGAAAAAACATGGCATACGTCAAAACACAAGACGGACAAGTTACACAGTTCCCATACACAATGGGTCAATTCCGTAGCGACAATCCACGCACCAGCTTTCCACGCCAAATACCAACTGAGACGTTGGAAAACTACGGCGTGTTTGCTGTTGACATTCCCGCTGCACCGACAGTGGACGCTAAGACACAAAAATCAATAAGGGCAGAGATGCCAACATTGGTATCCGGCATATGGACGCTAACTTGGTCTATTGACACCAAGACGGCACAAGAGCAACAGGAATACACAGACGGTATTAGTGCTCGTGTACGCGCTCAACGCAACTCATTGCTATCTACCACTGACTGGACTGCCTGCTCAGATGTCACAATGTCTGAGGCAATGACAACCTACCGCCAAGCATTGCGTGATATAACTGCACAAGACGGCTTCCCTTGGACTGTTGAGTGGCCTACACAACCGGAGTAAACAACAATGAGTAAAGCAAGAGACTTAGCTAACTTTTCAGCAACCACTGGTGTTGTTGATGCTGACATCGGTGTTAATGTACAAGCCTATGATGCCACCATTGTTGTTGATGCTGACATTGGTGTTAATGTACAAGCCTACGATAGCAATTTAACTTCTTTCGTAAGCACGTTTACATTACCGACTACAGACGGGTCAGATAACCAGTTATTAAAAACAAATGGTAGTGGCACGTTATCGTTTGTAACACCAGCTCCGGGTGCGGGTGTGGCTACAGCAACAGCTTCAGGTGCTTTAGCTAATGGTGACTTAGTTGTTGTCAACGCTGATGGCACTGTAAGTGTTGTGGCTGGGTCATCTGCAACTCAAGCTATAGGCACTGCTGTTGTATTTGAGAGCGCTGTTAGTAACTACATATCAGCAACTTATGACGCTAACGCCCAGAAGGTAGTTATTGCTTATAGGGATGGTGGTAACTCTGAGTATGTAACAGCTATTGTAGGGACTGTGAGCGGCACATCAATTAGCTTCGGCACTGCTGTTGTATTTGAAAGTGCTGCTAGTGACTCCATATCAGCAGTATATGATGCTAATGCCCAGAAAGTAGTTATTGCTTATAGAGATAACGGTAACTCTAGCTATGGTACAGCTATTGTAGGGACTGTAGCAGGCACAAGTATTAGCTTCGGCACTGCTGTTGTATTTGAAAGTGCTAATAGTGCCTTCATATCAGCAACCTACGACTCTAATGCCCAGAAGGTTGTTATTGCTTATAGGGATTATGGTAACTCTGGTTATGGCACTGCTATTGTAGGAACTGTAAGTGGTACAAGCATATCGTTTGGTACTGCTGTTGTATTTGAAAGTGCTACTAGTACCTACATATCAGCAACATATGACGCTAATGCCCAGAAGGTAGTTATTTCTTATCAGGATTATGATAACTCTAATTATGGCACTGCTATTGTAGGTACTGTAAGCGGCACATCAATTAGCTTCGGCACTGCTGTTGTATTTGAAAGTGCTGAAAGTAGCTACATATCAGCAACGTATGACTCTAACGCCCAGAAGGTAGTTATTGCTTATAGGGATCAGGGTAACTCTTTTTATGGCACTGTTATTGTAGGAACTGTAAGCGGAACAGTAATTAGTTTCGGCACTGCTGTAGTATTTGAAAGCGCGCGGAGTGACTACATATCAGTAACATATGACTCTAATGCACAAAAGGTAGTTATTTCTTATCAGGATTATGATAACTCTAGTTATGGTACAGCAATAGTAGGAACTGTAAGTGGTACATCAATTAGCT